CAAGTCAATATCTATAGTAAAATTTAAATAAATTACTTGACTTCTTTTTTGTCCACGATCCACTGACCAGGGATCACTTGCACCCGACCAACGTCATTATCCATTTTATCGGAGCCAATATCAGCTGCCAACAGGATGTATTCTTCTGTTTCTTTAAGAACATAGCCAACAGAACAGACCTCGGGGGGCGTGATCTTAAGTGCATCCTCGATACTGTGCCACCCCGATTCCATTTCATAAGCGTCTAGCCATTTAACTTCATAGAGTTTTGACCCGGGACCAACTTTAATTGTCCCTCTAATTCGGTCCCGTTCGGGTGCTTTATCTTTGCAAACCAACCTTCGTTCCCCATAATAATCGACAAATCTTTAATTCCATGTTTTTCAAAAGCCTTAAAAGCGCCCTGTCGCACAGAGTCTAATCGTACATCATCACCGACCAGAATGCCACCCTCGATTACCTTAGGCCACCAATTTGTGACATCATCTTCGACTACTTCTAAGGTGTGAGCGCCATCTACAATCACAGCAGCTACAGAATTATCCTCAAAAGAATCAAGGATATTTTGATTATCGGATTTATTGACATTAACCTGAACCATGCCAGAGTCTATATGATCTTGTAGATTTCTCATAAAATCATCATACATGCTGTTTAAATTAACATCAGCATGTTCCATACCCGAGCCTTCAAAGGTATCAATGACATGAACTTTGACATTATGTTTGCCAGTTAGTTCTAAGGCATCGCATAAAAATCTTGTTGATCTCCCTGCGAAACAACCAATCTCAACTATATCTTGCCCGTCCTCTACGTATTTAACTATGTTTGTATATGCGTCGTGCATATTAAACCAACCCGGTATATCTAAATATTTATACATTTTTATTCTCCCTCATTTCTATCGCTGCTCTGAGCATGACTTCTTGCATATTGGTAAAGTAATTTTTGCCCATGAGTTTCTCAGCTAATTTTCTAGCTTGTCTTTTACGGCCCATTTCCATTTGATGTCTTAAAGATCCTTTTCGATCCCCTTGATTAGCTTCCAAGTTTCTTTTCTTCATCCTGTTTCTCCTTTGATAGTGGTGTGTAAAGAGGAATTTTATTCCATTTATCTCTCTCCACCAAATATTTTATGATGTGATCATATATGTATTTCATGCTTTTACCTCCTCGCATTTAACCTTAAATAGCTCAGCCATGTCTGAGAATTCATACTCTAATTGTTCTATTTGTTTTTCACATGTTTGATAATCTTCAACATCATGTTTTGAAAAGATACATTCTACCTCCCCGTCATTCGGTAGGCATAACTGCATCATGATTATTACTTTATGCATTGAGTCTCTCCTTACTGTTCTCGTATTCTATATGCTCGTTAATTTCTTCTTTATCATCATTGTAGTAGTCAAGTATGATGCCATCATCTATGTCTGCTAGTAAATCATCCGCCTGTCCCCATTCTGTCGTATCACCACACAGATAACACCAAGTTTCTGCACCTGCCACCCAATAAATAGAACCTTTATTTTTACCAAGATAAACATCATCTAATTGTACTTCTCGTAGTAAGTTCTCTATATAAGACCTAGTGCCTTCTAATTTATTCATCGTCTTTCTCCATTTCTAGTTTAGTTATTTTTCTTTGCATGAACTTTAAGCCAGGCAATACTGTGCCTTCATACTCAATGCCCATGCGCTCTACGATATCCACTATTGTGTGTATCGTTATTGGGTAAGGTAGTCTTGCGACAAACGACTTACCTTCTTTATCAAGAACCGGCTTTTTTCTTTTCGTCGGTTTCTTAAACTCTATTACATTATCTTTCTTCATTCTACTACTTTCAAATTTACTACGTCGTTTATAAATAACTCCTCAAAAGTTATATCGGGATCTTCTTCGTTAGATAAAACTTCTATTTCTAGGTGCTCATGTTCTTGAATGTAGCGCCTAATATATGGTAAAATCTTTTCTTTATCTCCTATAAAGGTCTTAGAAAAGCTCTTATCACTTCGAGGTTCGATCCTAACTGTTAAATCCATTTCTATGGGATAAACTATATTATTATTGGTTCATGGTCAATGGCTAATGTTAGTAAGAAAGGAGGAAAGTATTATTCGGGAAAGGAGGCCGAACCACTGACCACTGACCATGAGAGAATAGATTACTATAAGAGAACCATTTACACAAAATAAAAAAAAAAATAAAAAATTATTCAAAATTCATTCTCTCTGTTCTCTCTAACCAATTTATATAGTATATTCAATATGTTATTACAATTTAATCATTCTCTCAATCATTCTCTCAGAGAACAAGTTATTCTCTCTAAACCCATTGAGGAGGCAAAGAAACGAATTATGTTTACTTTTTTACTATAATTTGTAAGAAATGATCTTATAAAGGATTTAATATGAGATATAGAAACCCTGGCGATCCTGTGGTTTTAAACAAGGAACTCGCTGATCTACGAGATCAACTAACACCCAAGCAAGCTACATTTGCTGAGCATATTGTTGCTCAAGAGAATAGAATGACCGCTAGAGAATGTGCTATCAAGGCAGGCTATCCCGAAAAGTCTTCTCGGGCAAAGGCTTCCCAGCTTCAAAACCCAAAACTATACCCTAAAGTTCATGAATATATTAGAGCTTTACAAGAAGACCTTTGGAATAAGTATAAGATTTCCCCCGCTACTCACATGAGAAGATTACATGAACTAGGGCTAAGAGCAGAAAACCCTAGTGTTGATGATGTTGCTCAGTTTGACATGAAACCAGATTTGAAAACTGCAATTATGGCGGAGATCAGTCGAGGTAAAGCTGCTGGATTTTATGATAAGAAAGAAAAGGTTAAGGATAAAAGCATTGATAATTTGTCTTTGGAAGAGGTCACTGAATTGTTAGACAAGATGAGAAAGAATGTTATCATTGATCAAACCCCTACTGAATTGGATATGGATAATAATGAACCCAAGACAGTACAAAGCGACGATCAGTCAGAACAAGGCGATCAACAAATTTCTTGAAGAAGGTTATTACGTATTTACTAACATATGTGAACAAGGCCCAATTGATATTGTCGTTGTTAATCCAAAAAACGGCAGATCTCACTTTTTTGATGTTAAGACTTCTAATGGAAGTAGAATTGTAAATGGTAAGTCGATCGGTGGAACAGGGAGCAAACTCAAACCGAAACAAAAAGAACTCGGAGTCCGACTCTGTCTTGTCGAAGGAGATGAGGTTCGCATTGTCGAAAAGAGAGACACACTTATCAAAAGACAGAAAAAAGAAAAAACAAACCCCTTCCGTAAATCGAGGAAGGGAATCAAATTTTTGGAAGAATATTAAAGAAATAACTCCCAATATATATTGGACTAGAATTGAAACATATGGAACACCAGGACTTCCCGATCTCTTGGGCGTGTGCATGCATGAGCCTAAGAATATTTCTTTTTGGTGTGAGCTGAAGATAGCGAAAGGTCATCAATTATTACTTTCACCTTTCCAAATATCTTGGAACGTGAAAAGATTTTCATTGTGTCAAGACAATTTTGTTATGGCTAAGATTCCAGAAACAAGAGAAATATGCTTGTGGTCGGGTTCGCTTGTGCGTGAGCTTGCCGTGAATTACACAGAGGTAGAGCCCTTGTTCGTGGTCAAACAGCCCTACAAAGATGCCCTTGAACCTGCTTTAAAGTCCGTGCTTGTGCATGGCATTAAAATTTAGGTATGTATATCTCACCAGCTCGGATCTTGTTTTGGTAATGTTTTATTACTTTTCATCTGTTGTAGTTTTTTCTTCCTCATATCGCAATATCTACCTCTACCTCTTCAAAATTAAATTCTTCTAAATGCTCTGGCTCATTACCTTCGTATTCTCTATTTTTGTTATGTTGTTTTAACCATTCTTTAGGCTCTAACTCCGTTGTGCCTTCGTATGTTGGTGGTGTTTGACCAAATTCATAACAGCCATTGTAATAAATATTATATAGTTTTTTTTTCATTATAGCGTTCCTTTCACAAATTCTTCTAGTTCATCAAACAATTCTTGACCTCTTTCTGTGTTCCTTGTTCCTTCAGGATTATCAGGGTCAGGCTCAATGTAGTCCCCTAGATTACTTGGGTGTGTATTCTCAATCATTATCCAAAATATTCTATCAGTTATCATAAATGCTCGTTCTCGTTCTCGTTCTGTCATTATTCTTCCTCACTTTCCCTTTCTTCATAGTCGTAATCAATCCCCCAATTCTCTGCTAGGTCTTTGAATACTTTGTCGTCTTTCATCATGTCTTTTAACTCAGCTAAAGTGTTGGGTAAGTTCCAAGATTGATCAAAAGTTTCGGTTTCATATCTACCTACAAATGCATTACCTCCTTCGTAGTATTCACAAAAAACTTTAAATCCTTTGTCCTCTAGTCCTTCTAAAGCCTCTAGTGGTGGCGACCAAGCCGTATCACAACTAAAAGTAATTGTGTTTTTGTTTATATCTATTTCATCTTTTCCAAGAACTTCGATATTCCATTTAGTTCCCCAATTTTGAACTCGCCAATCCCACCAACTATCATCTCTAATAGTAGGCTCGTTTGCTCTTGCTGTTTCTTTTTCTTCTTCAGTTTTTGCAAACTGTTCATTTATTTCTGGGTAGGTGTGAGCCACGGGTGTAGTCTTGTAATCTGGCTCTGGTTTACAATATGGAAAAAACAAATTTTCGTTTGAATCCTCACTTTTTTTTGTTGTTAGTGAATTAATCACTTCGTTTATTTTTACGTTGTCCTTGTGTTCGATAGTTATTGTATTGTTGCACCAATTAGGCATTTTTATTTTTCCTTTCTTTATTTTGACAATCATTACAAATTAATCTGTCATCATACTTACTATCTTGATTGACATATTCCATTGTATTTAAATCATCTACTTTTTCACATTTAAAACAAATATCCTTAGGGCTATCATCTAATGAATCAAAGTCGCTTAGTTTTGGTTTTTTATCTTGAATAAGATATTCGTATTCAGCACAACCTATTTGTTCATAGGCTTCGCTTATGCCTGTCAAAAAAAAGTTTATCTGATCTTTAGATTGAAAACTGTATTGTTCTAACTGTCGATCAGAATCCCCCCATAGTATCCAAACAATGTGTTTTTTATTTTTCATCTTCCCCCTCACTTTCTACTGTTGTTTCAATATATCCACTCCAGTCCATACTGTCATGAAATTCACTATAGCCTTCTCCGTTATGTGCTTTTTCTTCTGCTTCTTCCTTACTATTGGCTTTGACGATATATGTCTCTTGTTTGTCAAACACCATCATTACTCTATATGTTTTCATTTTTTACTCCGTATATTCTGTTGTTATGTTTTTAATATAGGATTTTATAGGAATAAATCAAGTTCTTAAATAAACTTTTATCCCATAAATGCCTGTGCCTGTGCTTGTTCTTCTGTAAAGCTAATATTAATCATTATTATTATCCTCTCTTTCATTTAAAATACTTTCTATTTCATTAAATAATTCATTACCTTTTTCCGTATCTCTTGTTCCTTCTGGATTATCAGGATCAGTTTCAATAAATTCTGCTACTGTTGAATCATCTAAATAATTCATAAATGCAAAATATAAATTACTAACTTTAGCAAAGTTTTTTTCTTTCATTTTTTACTCCGTATATTCTGTTGTTAT